TCCAAATACTTCTGCTTCCTGCTCATATAAGTCCGGTAAATACTGCTGAGACCAATCGTTTGAACCACCTGTAAATGATAGGTAGTTAGACGATAATGTCTGTTTAGCTGGTGCTGGCGTTGAATTCAACGAGCCTCCAGCTGATGGAGTTATTGCTGCCATTTTATTTTAATTTTAATTATTATCTATTTTTTTAACTTAATACGTAGCTTTGAACTATCGTCTCCTGATATCGCTCTTACTTTTATTCCTCCTGCCTCAACTACACCTGAATTAGTTTGTCTCGGGTCCATATTTATATTTTTGGACTCTGCTGAGATTTCCTTTACGGCTTCTGTTTTACCAAGTTGATAAAAATGATTCGCTATACTATCAGCGTTTTTTGCGGCAAATAATGCTTTATGATAACCATAACCATCTTTAAGAGTTTTGTTTTCGTCTAGGTAACTACCAATAACGTTCATAACATCCATTTGATTATTTTTAACATTTTCAACATCTTTCAATTTATATCGAAATTTTTTATTATCAATGTTGAAATCAAAACCTTTGAATTCTTGATTGAATACTTCGTTTGTTTTTAGTTTAAATTGATCTGTCGCTTTTTCCTGTTGGTGAGCAATTTCTTGTTGCTCAGTATTGTATCTATTAAAAAAGTTTACAGCTTTTTGTTGTTCAGTACTTAAATTAGCTGTATTTCTTACTTCTTTATAGTATTTATTTTTTTGCCCTTCTAAATATTGTTTTGCATTAGCTAATTCTTCTTTATATGCTAATTCTTTTCTTTTAATATCTGTAGGATCATCTAATTCTTTATCAAATGAATATTTATCTTCTACTAAAAAATTTATTTCTTCTGAATTTAAATGAGGTTTAGTTGTTTGATAATATTCTTTAATTAATTCAGTATTATCTAATCCTTCATAATTCTTGTTTAACTTTATATAATCTTCCATTGAACCTCCCGTATCATTCATAAAGTTTACAAGGTCTAAAATTCCATCAGGAACATTTACTTCTTGTTCTTGAGGTATAGAAGGCTCAGCCAGTTTTTTTTCTTGAACCGGCTCTTCCGTTTTAACTTCAGCAGTTGGCTCATCTTCTATAACTTCTTCAATTACCGTTTCTTCTTTTTCTTGACTTTTTTTGGTAGACTCTTCAGGCTGCGTTTCGTTTTTTTCTTGAACTTCTTCGCTAGCGCTGGATTCGTCGCGTACAGGAACCTCATCTGTGCTTTGCTCTTGAATGGCATCTTTTTCTTCTTTAGGTTTTCTTAAATCTACTTTGGTAACTGTTTCAGTCCCAGTATCAAGCCCCATTTTTTTAAGGACTTTGGTTTCTTTTTCAGCTATAGATGGATTTTCATCTTCTATAACTTTTGCTTTAATTTCTTCTGACATAATATAATATAATTGTATTTATTCTTTTAATAAAGGTAAGAATAATTAACCTTATAAGCCTTGATACGCAACAATAGTTCCTGAAGCTACATCAATTTCAGTCCAACGACCGTAAATTGTTACTCCTTTTGGGAATGTTACGCTGTCAACTACTAAACCTGCAGCTCCTGCTCCAATGCCTTCTGTGTTAACATATGTTGTTGCGCTTTCTGCAACTAAACCACTACTACTATCAAAAACACTGTCGGATAGCATTGTTATTGCAACCGATACATGGCCTGATGTTGGCGTTATTGCAGCTGAACTTGCTGTTGAATATGCTGAACCATTTATACTACCGGTCCAATCGTTTTTTACTACTTTACCCATTTTTTATTATTTAATTATTATTTAGGATCAAATTGTTCTAATCCAAAGCCTCCTAACGTATCAAACCCTGCGGATTCAAAGTTTTGGGGCGGTTTATTGTTTTTCCTTTGGTCTATTAATTCAGACTGTTGAGAAGCTTGTATTTTTGTTCTATCATCTTTTCTATCTTCACGATACTTGTCTTTATCATTAATCACTCGTAAATCCATTTCTTTAAGCTTTACATTTAATTGAAACTCATGAAGCATAAGCTCTTTCTTAATAACAGCCTCTCTTTCAAGTTTCTTTATATCAAACTCTATTTGAGCTTGATTTAATTTAACTTTGTTTTCAGTCATTACTTGATTTTTTTGAATATCAACGGAAGCGGCCGCTTGAGCTGCTTTTGCGTTTGATTCTGACTGTAACTCTATGTTTCGCCTTGCAACAGCTTGATCTCTTTCTTGCTTTTTTCTTTTTCTTAATTTTAATAACTCATTAGCTAATTTTAAGTTTTTAATATTTCTAACGTCTATTGCATCTTCTAAATTAACTTGCTCTTTTTGTAATGAAACCTGTATGTTATTTTCTAATAATTGTTTTTCTTCTTCATCAGGCGTTAATTCTAAAAAAATTCCAAAATCATGTAAATGTAACTCTTTAACTTCCTCTAAATTTGCAACATTAAATCTTCCTAAAGAATTTATAAAAGAGTTCTTAGTATTAGCAAATTCTAAAACATCTGAAATACGTAAACTAATAGCCTCTGAAGTTTTTAATGAAATATATAAACCTGATTGTAGTACGTGGCGCGTTGCTGTATTTGAGTTCGCAGCGGCTAATTTTTGTAAACCTACTAAAGCATTTTTGTCTGGTATAGACCCATCTCTAGCTTCATTTAAACCTGTAACGTCTCTCATGTTTTGCAAGTAATAATTATAAGCTGTAATTAAAGATTGTATTTTACTACCTCCACTTCCAGTTTGTAATTCCTGTATAGGAACTCTTCCATTATTAAATTCACCATCTTGTGTCATTGACCTTCCTATAACTGACCCCGTTTGAAAAAACATATTTAATGCTTCTTGCGGATTATAATTTGTTCCATTACCTAAGTCAACTTCTGCAATTCCGTCTGCATCTAAAAAAACACCATCAGGGACCATTCTAGCTAACACTTGTTGTAACTTAAGGTGAGTTAGCTGTATCATGTCTGCAAATGTTGTCATTCTACTAACTAAAGATTCTAATCTCCCCTTATACATTCTAGGAGCCACTATATTATATGACATCTCTACTTTTGTTGTATCTGATTTTGGTCTTGTCATATTCTCAGCTAAGCTCCAAGACAAAACGTCTTCGCTCCCAATAATTTTTGCGCCACAATATAAAACTTCAATTGCCCTGTCTACTTTTTCAAAACGCGATCGCTGGTCTGCTGGCGGATTAAATGTGTCATCTTTTTTAATAGCCTTTTGCCCTCCTGATATTGTTTCTTTAATTTTATAAGTTTGATTTTGATAAGTTTTATATTCAAAATATAGTACATAAACAAATCCATCATCGTCTCCATCTACGGCGCCATATGATTTATTGTATAATAAACTTCCTGATCCATAGCCATTATCTTCTATAGCTTTTATTTCTTCATCTGCTATATCTGGAAATTGTTTTTTTAATTCAACTATACTTAATTTTTTTATTTCTCCCACATAATATAAATCATCAAAATAAGGGGATTCTGTAAATGAATACACAATATCGGAAGGATCAACATAATTTATTGTTATGCCTTCAGCTTTGTTAAACCCGTTTTTTACACAACCCATACCAATAACAGTAATATCATAATCAAGTCTTTTTTTGATTAATTCATATTTGTTTTTAGCCATAACATTATTTATAGCTTCTTCTTGTGCTATTTCGATACCTTGTTTGTATTCTAACTGCATGTGAACGCTTAACTCGTTTTCATCGTAAGGTAGTTTTGTAGGATCTGTTTTATAAACACTAACCCCTAATTTGCTTTGAACTGCTTCAATATATTCTTTAGACTTCATGTCCCTTAAAATATTTGACATATAACTATTTCTTTTTTCAATAGAGCTAGGGTCTTGTGAATAAGCTTTTACATCATACGTTCTTTCCGCAATACCATTAACAACAATATCTACAAACTTAGGAATAATTGGTACTGGCTTCCAATCTAAATTTAAATAAGATAAGTCCCCGTTTATTGACAACTCATCTTTATACTTTTGTATTGATTGCTCCCCTCTTGCGTATAATCTTAATCTATGAAAATTTTCACGATTAGACTGATACCTCGAAGTACCAGAATCTTTTTTAAACCATTCTGATTCAATAGCTCTTCCTATCTTTTGTCCATATTCTAAACTTGACTTCTCTGCATTAGATACTGATTGACTCGGGAATAATCCTGTTGGGTGTGACTTTGCCATTTATTTTAATATTTTTGAAAAATTTCCTTGATTATTATATTTTTT